GCTCTAGTACAGTCTGAAACACTATCCGCTTGAATGGGGTGAAAACCCTATGGTACGGATACATGGTAATTACTGCGGTCCTAATTGGACAGGCGGTAAACCGCTTGCTTCGAATGATGCGAGAGTCGATTGGTCAGTAAAACCTGTGGACTCCCTGGATCGTGCTTGCAGAATTCATGACCTGGCGTGTTCGAAGAACGGATGTTCTGCCGCGGATGATAGAAGACTAGCTAGTAAAGCCACGATGATCGGAATCTTCAATCCACGCCTGGCACCAGTAGCCAGGGCAATTGCAATTGGAATGATGACAGCATCATTCACCAGGAGGAAATAAAATGGCACATGTGACATTAACGTTAGAAGAATATGAAGCACTAAGATCCTTGATTGGATCAGAGCGTGAAAGCGAAGGAGCGACTCTCGAACCCAAGCTTAAGAAAAAGATGAAGAAGAAGGTTTCAAAGTATTCTAAAGAATTTGGAATTCAATTAAAGAAGTTAATCAAAAAGCATCCGCGCACGAAGGTCACACAATTAATGAGCCAGGCGCACCGTGCGACAAAGAAATCGATGAAGTGATCTCGATGTATCAATGTCCTCATTGTAAGAAGAGTTTCAAATCTTTGAGTGCCTGGTTAAAACACATTCAGAAAGAACACGTTAACTGATCCATTCCACGATAACCAGGCGTTTACGTCTGCACGTAGTATATCCTCGACAATGTGGACACGATGGACGTCCGTTCTTGTGAAGAATGTCCTGGTACCCGCATCGTTCGCAACGATAGAGTTTCCAAACTTGAATCATTTATGAAGAACGTCCTCGATCTCTTGGAATTGGATGTTCTCTGCAAGCTTGCAATAGTAAAGATGCCAATGGCATCCAACTTTAGGACATGGTGCTTCCCACTTGACTTTCAAAATATAGCCTTGTAAGAATTTAATCGAACCAGCACATTCCCAAAAGTCTGATTCGCTTAGCTCTAACTCCTGGTTAATGTCAATATCGTCTTCACCCTCAAGACATGTTCGAACATGAGTTAGAAATTCATGTAATGCAGCGCGTTCATGATCTTCGAATGACATCATAGTGTAGATGTTCATTCTAGATCCCCTTTCCTTCTTTCATTAGAGCTACACATTTCCGATACCAACTCTCGCTTCTCTTGTGAGTCGTTTCGAGTTCGGCTTCTAATGCTCCAATGGAGCGTCCATCGACCTCTAATTGCAGTTGTTTGCGTACCCATTCGCTGAAATTATCCTTCTTCTGGGCTCTATCCCACGATGTGGGGTCTAATGTGATTAGTTTCTGTCGCATTGTGCCTAGCGAGAAGGACGAATCATATATGTATATCGCTGAAGAAAGTAGGGGACAAATTAAGTACCGTAGGTGTTGCATAGGCGGTGGGTGGGGTGGACGGTAATGTGGGGAGTCATCACGAAATTTAGATAGGAAGATTAACTGCAATTGATAGTTTTCGGCCTAAGATATATAAGCCGGTGTAGAATCCACACCAACATGGCGACCAAAGGGATCACTGTGACGAGCGCGATAATGACGATTAGCGGAAGAGTTTCCGAAGCCGCAGCTGGGGTGATGGTTCAGGAAGAAGTTCCACTCACATTGGATATTCTTGGAAGAGAGGTTCTCCTGGTATATGCCATCGATCTAAATCCAACAATGCCTGATAATTTAATTGGTTCAAACACCGCCAGTCTTGGATCTCTTTCTACTACTTCTCGAACAACTATTGGTGATATCAGTAATACCAATGTCCTGGCTTCGGGCGAGAAAGGAATTCGAAGCGCAGGTGCTGCGGTTAATGGTGTAGGTTTCCAAGATGCATCTCCCGAGACTCCTACATCATCCCATCTAGATTACATTGGGATCGTAAGCACAAACGACTTCTTCGTTCAGTGCCAGGGTCAAGGTAATGTAAATCTTATGTCAACTGACTGGCGCATGTGGTGTGCACGTGCGAAAGTCTCTGCCGACATCTATGCAGCTCTAGTACAGTCTGAAACACTATCCGCTTGAATGGGGTGAAAACCCTATGGTACGGATACATGGTAATTACTGCGGTCCTAATTGGACAGGCGGTAAACCGCTTGCTTCGAATGATGCGAGAGTCGATTGGTCAGTAAAACC